TGGATGACCAGAGACGGCCTACGGGAGTCGATCCCGCCGGCGTACACAGAACACATCGGCCGGCAGTTGATGGCTCAGCTTGTGGGGGTGGCGGCATGAGCATGCAGCACATCCGCGACTACTACGGCGTGCCAGCGAAACGTGGTGCGCGAGTCAAGTACACCTGGCGGAATCCAGGAAGGCTCGGGACTGTCGTCGGATCGCAGTCCCAGTACTTGCGCGTCAGGTTCGACGACGAGCCGAAGCGCATCTTCACCTTGCACGCGACATGGGAACTCGAATTCGTGGGGGTGGCGGCGTGACTGGGGCGGATGTTGAGCACACGAAAACGCGCATCGCGTATCTGCGGACACAACTCGACGTATGCAAAGTCCACAGGATCATCCCCGGAGATAGCACCGTGGAAGCCGCAGTCTCGATAGCCGAGGCCCTGGTTGCGGCTGTCGAACGAGTCCAAGCACTGCACACGCCCGACGAGTTCGGGATGTGCGAAGGCTGCGGAGACAACGAACACGGATACGCCATCGTCCCGCACCCCTGCCCCACCCGACAAGCATTGGAGACACCATGAGCACGTCCTACCCCACCGATTACTTCGACTTCGCAACCGAGACGTTCGGACGGATTCACGAGGGCCACAACTTGGATCGTGCTGCGCTCATGGCTGACCTTGTCGAAGCTCGCTGGAACCAGCCAGGAAAGCAGATGCTGGCCAAGGAGGAGCATCTTCGTTACCATCCACGCCTCAAGTGGTGCGGTCGGATGTTCGGCTGGCCCTGCGATAATGAAGGGGCCTGGCACGCGCACTGGGAAGCTGTGAAGCCAGGCGTTGATACCGCGTTCACAGTCATTCAGTGGGCAGACGAGGTGTCGTCTTGAGCGGACTGATGGACATTGACGCTCCCGTGCCGATCACGTTGAAGGAGGCGGCAGCATTGGTGGGTATCTCGTATTCGGGGATCAAGCATTGGACGTCGCGAGGTCTGTTGAAGCCGATGGCGGTCGATGAACGTGGCTATGTGGTCGATCGGAACGAGGTCTTTGAGCTGGCCGAAAGGATGCGGCGACGTCGACGTTTGCGTTCGTGAGGTCTATATGGAACCATGTTTGTCAGCGGCACCCCTGTATCACTACAGCGGGTGCTGTTGTCATTTCAGCCCAATTGTCCTCGCTCTCAGTGAGGTACGTGGCGACTCGCAGATCCGCCTCGCCGCAACAACTGAATAAACAACTCAATAGTGACCTCGGCAGCCGGCGCACGGTCCGAGGTGCAATTCCCTCGTAGCTCAAAGGCAGAGCTGCCCGCCATGATCGGGTGAAAGTGCTGGTTCGAATCCAGTCGAGGGAACCAACAGGCGGGACTTCGAGTCCGCCTCTCCGCCACGGCTTACCCGCCGGTGAGCGAACCTGCCTGAGCTGCAGGGATTCACAACTTCACATCGGGGGTGCCATGCGCTCACTCGCCCTGCTCGCCGTTCTCGTTTGCTGCGTTATCGGCCCAGTCCTCACGCCCGCTGATGCGAGCGCCCGCAACGTGATCGTCGTCGACGGCACGGGACGATCCGGGGCGGCACTGCTCGCTCGCGAGATCCAGCCCGGCGATACCGTGACCTCGATCGACTATCCGGCAACGGTCCTGTGGCCGAGCTACGACCAGTCAGTGCAAGCCGGAACCCAGGCGCTACGAGCGGAACTCGCCGACGCACCCGACGGGACACTCGTCATCGGCTACTCGCAGGGCGCCCGCATCGTCGGCGATGTCCTCGCCGAACCGCAGTCAGCTGACGTGACCGGGGTCGTGTACTCCGATCCACGCCAGGCAGGTTCGGGGATCGAAACTCAGATCGCACTTCCCGGGATCCTCGGCGCCACGATGTCGGGCGAGCGCAGCGCATTCACTGTGCCCGTCGAATCGAAGTGCATCCCAACAGATGGCGTCTGCGACTGGGACAACACGGACCAGCTCGGATCCGTCATCGGCTACCTACGCAATCACACCCGCTACTTCAACTAACCGGAGGATCGCATGTCTGCACCCGTGCCCCCAACCCACATCGATCTGCGCGAGTTCAAATTCTCGGGCGTAGAGGCGAAAGAGCCCAACGCATTCCAGCGGATGCACAAGCGCGGTTACCCGGTTGGCGCCATCGCCGAGTTCTTCCGCTGCACTGTCGCAACGGTGCGCCACGATCTGGCACTGCCATGACTGACCGGATCCCGTACGAGGAGATGCGCCGCCTCTGCGGACTTCCCGACGTGCGGTGGCAGGTGATGGGCGACCGATGGAGGCTCGCTGGTCAACAGATCAACAGGGCGTGGCGAGAGGTCCTCGAGCCGAGACTGTCCGACCGGAGGCAGTCCGACTTCGCTCTCGCTGGTCGCAAGCCATGATCCTCGACCTGATCGAAGCGATCCGGATCGTGTGGGCGCTCATCGAGTTTTGGGTGATCTGATGCCGAGCTTCGAGCTAATCCGTTGGGTGATAGCCAGACTCATTCACATGTGGAGGAACTGATGACAGCGATCTACCGAGACGTCTTCGATCTCATGCCGAAGGCCAAGCACTCCGCTTCGCGAGCTGCCGTCATTGCGGCTGTGGTGATGGACCATCGAGTACTCGTCATCCGTGCCGGCAACAGCGAGCGCGTCCGTGAAGAGTTCGATGCCGCAGTTGAGTTGGCCGAGGGAGAGTTCGGCGACCACGTCCAGCGCATCTACCGAAGCCATACCGATAGACGCATCCTCTTCGAGGATGGTGGCGAGGTGCTGTTCGCACCAGCCGGATCGTTCGACGGGATTCGTGGATACAACTTCGACATGATCCTCGAAGCGAGCGCGTGATGTGCCCGAGTCGCGAAGACATGTTGTTCGATGCCCGGAACCTGCTCACGAAGGCCCGTGTCATGCACGACTACGACGCGGTCATCTTCTACTCGAAGCGAGTTGAGTCGTTGAAGGCTCAGATCGCATCGGGTGGCAAGCATGAGTAGTGCGGGACGTTCGGGGCATCGTTGGCGGAAGATCCGAGCGAACCATCGAGCGATGTGTCAGGCGAGGAACGCTCCGTGCTGGCTGTGTGGACAGCAGATCGACTATGACGCACCCGCGAACGCGGCCGAGTCGTACGAAGCCGATCACTTCCATTCGGTGAGCACTCACCCGCAACTCGCGAACGACCCCGAGAACCTGCGCCCGTCGCACTCGGGATGCAACCGCAGTCGCGGCAACAAGGCGATCGACACCGACGCTTGGGTTCAATCGGAAGTCTGGGACTGAAAAGCCCCTGACCTGCACTTATGCGCCAGATTCAGCATAAGTGCAGGTCAGAGCCATAAAATCCGGACCCCCCACCCCACGGACACTCCACCGGTTCCGTTCAATCTCCCCCCTGGGCTCACAGGGGGTTGTGCGCACGCACGCACGCGCACGCGGATGTAGGGAGGGGGCCTCCGTGAACGACCCTGACGATGCGCTCGACCTCGGCGTGAGTGAAGCAACCGAGAAGGCCATCGCCGCCGCCTCCGGCCATCTGACGGACATGGACGCCGGCGCGCTCCAAACCTTGCGCGCTCTCGCCCGCAAAATCGACACCGAGCAGGAGCTGCGCGACCGCGCCCTCGAATGGGCCGATTCGCATGACGCGAAACCGCCTGCCGTCGACAATGTCTCGATTCCGACGTACCTGAAGTACTGCGAGTCGCTCGGTCTCACGCCGATAGGCCGCAAGGCGCTCGGAGAAAAGAAGCAGGCCAAGGGCAAACTCGGCGAACTTCGCAGTCTGAACGGCGGCAAGGGTCAGAGCGCATGAGCAAGCCAACGCTCTACGGCAGCGAATTGCCGCGGATCTTCACCCCACCTCTGCGCGAGTTGACGCCCGAGACCTCGCACGGGTTCGCGTGCATCCGCTTCGCCGAGGAGATCGTCGGAATCACGCTGCTGCCCTGGCAGAAATGGCTACTGATCCACGCGCTCGAATTGCGCCCTGACGGGCTGTACCGGTTCCGGACCGTGCTCGTTCTCGTTGCACGCCAGAACGGCAAGACGCTCGTGATGATGATCCTGGCGCTCTGGCACATCTACGTCCAAGGCTCCCGCACCGTCATCGGTACCGCCCAGGATTTGACCAACGCAGAGAAGGCGTGGGGCGAAGCAGTCGAGATGGCGCAGGGCGTCGAGGAACTCGAAGCCGAGATCGCGCACGTCGTGCAAACGAACGGCAAGAAATCGTTGCTCCTCGAATCCGGGGAACAGTACCGAGTCGCCGCGGCCTCGCGTCGTGGGGCTCGCGGGTTCACCGGTGATCTCGTACTGCTCGACGAGTTGCGTGAGCATCAGAACTGGGATGCCTGGGGCGCGTCGACGAAGACGACACTCGCTCGGCCGAAGGCGCAGGTGTGGGGATTCTCCAACGCCGGTGACGCGCTGTCGATCGTGTTGCGCTACTTGCGCGCTCTCGCGCATCAGGCGCTCGGGTGGCCCGATGGCAACGAGGACGAATCCGCCCTCGGCATGGCCGAGGATCTCTCCGAGGAAGATCTCGAAGACGGAGACTCGCTCGGACTCTTCGAGTGGTCCGCCCCACCGAACGCTGCACGCAACGACCGCAAGGGCTGGGCGTGGGCGAACCCGTCGATGGGATACACGATCACCGAGCGCGCCATCGCATCCGCGATGCGTACCGACCCGATCTCGGTGTTCCTCGTCGAGGTGCTGTGCCGGTGGATCTCCACCGCCGAGGCAGGTCCGTTCCCTGAGGGAAAGTGGATCGGAACACAGGACAACACGGCGAGGATTGCTCTCGCATCCAAACGTGTTCTGGCTATCGATGTTTCGTGGGATCGAACCACGACGTACATCGCCCGAGGCGGCAAGGATCGAGAAGGCTGCTCCGTCGTCGACATCGCAGCCCAGCGGCCCGGGACCGACTGGGTGGTGCCCTGGCTGATCAAACATCGCCGACGCTACGACGCGTTCACCTTGCAGACCAACGGCGCCCCGGCCTCGTCACTTCGGGATGTGATCAAGAACGCCAAGCTCCCTGACAGGTCGGATGCGAATCTGCCACTCGTCGAATTGGCCGGCGCGGATCTCGTGCGCGCCACGGGCATCGCGTTCGACGCGGTCGACAAGAAACTCGTCAAACACCTGCAACACCAGGGACTCGACCTCGCGGCCGCGACAGCGCGACCGAAGGCACTCGGCGATTCGTGGGTCATCGACCGAAGGAACTCCCCCGTCGACGCCGCGCCCCTGATCGCGTTCTTCTACGTGCTCTGGCTCCTGGAACAAGAACTCGACGAAACACCCGACCAACTACCCATCCAGGCTCCACCGCTTCAGCGGGAGGAACTGGACGAAGTAATGACCGCTGGATTCTGAGAAGGAGGTGGCTGGTGGACGCTCTGAAACTACCTGTGGGCGAAGGCGTGACGCCATGGATCAACAAGGCCGCCACGACAAGCCCGACCGCCGAAATCGGCTACGTCTCCGACGAAGGTGGCTACTGGGCAGTCGACCTCGAGGAAACCCCCGAGCTTCGCTGGCCGCAGGCCGGTGAGGTCTACGAGCGAATGTCTCGGCAAGACAGCCAGGTTCGATCAGTGCTGCAAGCAGTGACTCTGCCGGTACGGCGCACGAAGGCCCGACTCGAACCGAACGGTGCCCGGCCCGAGGTCGTCGCACTGGTTGCCGAGGACCTGCGACTGCCGGTGGTCGGGTCGGACGCTCCGCCTGCCGGTCGTGCGCGAGGTCGGTTCTCGTTCAAAGAGCACCTTCGACTGGCGTTGCTGCAAGCGAAGTTCGGGCACATGTTCTTCGAACAGAACTACCGCATCGACGACGCCGGTATGACGCGGCTCCGCAAGCTCGCTCCGCGGATGCCGAGGACGATCTCGGAAATCACCACCGCCCGCGACGGCGGACTGATCTCGATCGAGCAGAGCGGGACGGACAAGCCGATCCCGGTCAGCCAGCTCGTCGCCTACGTCCTCGACGGCGACCCCGGAGACTGGCGCGGAAACTCGCTGCTGCGTTCGGCGTACAAGAACTGGCTCCTCAAGGACCGGTTGCTGCGGACACAAGCACAGGTGGTCGACCGCAACGGCCTCGGCGTTCCCGTCTACGAAGCTGGCCCGAAGGACTCCCAAGAACAGTTGGTCGAGGGCGAGAAGATCGCCCGCTCCTACCGATCCGGGGACGTCTCAGGCGCGGCGACACCGTACGGCGCGAAACTCCGATTGGCTGCACCCGAGGGCAACCTTCCCGACGCACAAGGACCGATCAACTATCACGATGACCAGATCGCGAAATCCGTTCTCGCACACTTCCTCAACCTCGGACGACAGACCGGATCGTGGGCATTGGGAACGACATTCGCGGACTTCTTCGTCTTCTCGCTGCAGGCGCTCGCCGACTCGGTCTGCGAGACCTTCAACCAACACGTCGTCGAAGACCTCGTCGATCTGAATTGGGGCGAGGACGAACCGGCACCGCTGGTCGTGTTCGACGAGATCGGCTCGCAGTACGCCGCAGTCGCAGAGGCCCTCAAGCTCCTCGTCGAGGCCGGGCTGCTCGATCCCGATGACGCGGTCAAAGCCGCAGTGCGCCAGGCATACAGCCTGCCGACGAAGACCACATCCGAAGGAGGTTCCGAGTGAACCGAAACGTACGGGGGATGCGCGCCAGCGCCCGTCCGGACAAACACGACTGGTACCAGATCCGGAATGCCGCCGAGGAGGACGAAGGCCCCGCCGAGATCCTGATCTACGACGAGATCGGCTACGGCTGGTACGGCGGCGTCAGCGCCCAGAACTTCGCCAAGGAACTCGGCGCGATCTCGGCCGACGAGATCACCGTGCGTCTGAACTCGCCGGGCGGTGACGTCTACGACGGCATCGCGATTCTCAACGCGCTCCGCTCCCATAAGGCCCGTGTCACGGTCTATGTCGACGGACTCGCCGCCTCGGCTGCAAGCTTCATCGCCATGGCCGGCGACGAGGTCGTCATGCGCCGCAACAGCGAAATGATGATCCATGACGCCTCATGCTTGGGTATCGGCAACGCGGGCGAGATGCGCAAGGTTGCAGACGATCTCGATCGCGTCAGCAACAACATCGCATCCATCTACGCCGAACGCGCCGGCGGAACCACCGACGAGTGGCGCGAGATCATGCTCGCCGAAACCTGGTACTCCGCACAGGAAGCTGTCGACGCCGGGCTCGCCAATCGCGTCGACGCCAAGGCAGAGACCGGGGAAGACGACAAGGCCGCGGCGAAGAACTCGTTCGACCTGTCGATCTTCAACTACGCCGGTCGCCGCGAAGCACCGGCGCCCCCACAGATCGTCCGTCACGAAGACCGTGCCGGATCTCGCCCGAGCGCATCGCATCGGGCGCCCACCACCCCAGCCGCACGCTCGGTCGGGTCTACACGAAAAGGAGGCTCGACAGTGGCACTGACACTGACTGACGAGCAGGAAACCTCCGTCCTCGAGGCCCTCGGGCTCAAGGAGGGTGCCACCGCCGACGACGTCGTGACGGCGGTCGAAGAACTTGCCACCGCACCCGAGGAAGGCGGATCCGAATCGGAGAACGCCGCCACGGGTGCGACCACCGCTCGTCTGCCCGAGGGCGTTGTCGCCGTCGACGCGGACCAGTTCGCCGCACTGCAGGCACAGGCAGCGCGAGGCGCGGCCGCAGCAGAGCGCCAGGAATCCGAGGACCGCGTCCGTCTCGTCGACGACGCGATCCGCGCCGGCAAGTTCCCGACGGCCAAGCGCGAGCACTGGCTCAACTACCTCAAGGCTGATCCCAAGGGCGGCCGCGAGGTGCTGGCCTCGCTGGCTGAGGGATTGATCCCGGTCGGCGAATCCATCGGCCACGCACAAGAACACGAAACCACCGTCTCCGACGAGTCGCTCGACGACTTCGCCGCGCAGTTCGGACTCTCGAAGGGAGCACTCCGTGCCTGATTACCTGCCCAAGTTCACCGGCGGTCTGTCCCACCCGACCCGCACCGCGGGTGCGGGCGGTGTCACCGGCGGCCAGATCGTCACAGCGGCCGGTCTCCCCGCCGGCGCCGGTGCTCTCGACTGGGTCGGCATCGCCTCCCAGGACGCGGCAGCCGGTCAGCTGTTCGTCGCCTACAGCGGGGCAGTCCAGTACCCCACCGCTGCAGGCCCCATCGCCCAGGGCGCACGCGTCAAGTGCGCCGCGGGCGGTCAGGTCACGACCTGGGTCTCCGGCACCGACGTGCCCGACGCCCTGGTCGGTACTGCGCTGGAAGCAGCCTCCGGCGCTGGTGTCCAGTTCCCCGTCAAGTTCACACGCTGAGAAAGGAATTGGCCTGATGCCTACCACTTACCCCGACCAGGGGCCGACCATCAACGGTCAGAAGATCACCCTCGATCGACTCATGAACGATCCGATCCTGCTCTACAGGGTGCTGCGCGACCTCGTCGACGAGCGACTCATCTCACCGGTCATCCTGTCCGGAAAGGTCGACCTGACCGGCTCCGGATCTGCGATCTTCGAAACCGGAGAATCGATCTACTCCGACCGCGCCGCCGAGCGTGTCGCCCACATGGGCGAGTACCCCCTCACCGGTGACACTGCCGGTCCCATCTCGCAGGTCTCCGCCGAGAAGTGGGCGCTCGCAACCGAGTTCCCCGACACTCTCGTCTCGCGCGGCCGGATGGATCTGGCTGTCCGCAAGCTGATCAAGCTCGCGAACCGTCTGACCAAGCAGTTCGACGAGGTGTGCCTGTCCGCTGTCGCCTCTGCCGTGACGCAGACCCAGGCAGCAGAGGCAGCGTGGAACACCGCCGGCGCGAACCCGTTCCTCGACGCGCTGCTCTCCGGCGCGAAGATCGACGAACTCAACGAGGGCTTCGAGGTCAACACGATCGTCGCTCGCCCGACTTCGTTCGCTCGCATCCTCGGCGCCGCGAAGATCCTCGACCGGCTGCCCCGCGAAGGCGCTGACGCGCCGGTGCTGACCGGACGCATGATCTCGATCGCCGGATTCAACATCGTCAAGACCACGAACCTCCCACCGTCCACGGACGTGATGGTTCTCGACTCGACGCAGCTCGGGTCCATCGCCTTCGAAGATCAGGGAGGCGGCTACACCGGCAAGGCCGACGGAGTCCAGACCAAGCGCTTCCGCAAGGAAGAGGCGGACGGCTGGCGCATCCAGGCCCGCAAGGTCGGCGTGCCCATGGTTCAGGAGCCGATGGCGGCTCTGAAGGTGACGGGAGTCTGAGATGGCGAAGCACTACATCGGCAAGGCCGCACTGACAGTGGTGCGGCAGAAGAGCAACAGCTCTCGTATCTACGTGTACGCGGGCCAGCCGGTCGGCGAGGACGTCGACGCTGGTGAGATCTACCGTCTCGAAGCGGAAGGTTTCATCGAAGCCATCGAGATCCCCGAGACGATCGAGGATTTCGACCTCGGCGACGATGCCGGCGACGGACCGCCCGCCGAGTCGGCGAACAAGGACGCGTGGATCGAGTACGCAATCCGCAAGGGACACGACCGCGACGAAGCGGAGAAGGCCACCAAGGCCGATCTGATCAAGGCGCTGAGCTGACAGTGAGGGGACGTCATGGCATTCGCAACAACCGATGAGCTGGCCGACGGCTGGCGTCCCCTCAGCGATGCAGAGAAGAACTGGGCAGGAAAACTGCTCGGCTCGGCGGAGCGCTGGATCCGCAAGCATCGACCGGACATCGCCGCCGACGATCCCGACGCCAACGTCGTCGTTCTCTCGGTCGTGCGCAGCGCACTGGGACCGGGGGAGCACCTCGGGTTCAGCTCGTTCTCACGAAACCTCGGACCTCGCGGCAAGTCGGGCACCCTCACCAACCCGAATGCCGCACTCGTGTGGGAGGACTGGATGAAGGAACTCCTCGACATCCCCATCGAGGAAACCGCGCTCGGGCACTTCGGGAACGGAGATCGTCGTGAGCGATGGTGAGCGCGTCCACATCCGTCCGGGCACGAGACTCGACGCCCGTCAGAAGCAGATCCCCGCAACGGGAACCGCATTCGACATCGACGGTTGCGTCATCGAACCGATCGGCAGCGAGGAACTCGGCGAGGTTGGCAGGAGCGGCAAGGTCAGCGGGATCAAGATCTACCCGCCGGGACCGGTCGAGCGCGCTATCACCTCCGCCGACGTCGTCGATGCCCGCGGTCAGGAGTGGCAAGTCGAAGGCGATGCGGACCTGTGGATCGACGAAGACCCGGACCTGTCCGGTCCGGTCATCGTGGCGAAGCGGGCAATGGGATGAGCGGCAACAGTTTTCGGCTCAACCGTAAAGGCGTCTCGGAAATCCTGAAGTCACCCGAATTCGCCACCGCAGTCAACGAAGCCACTCACGGCATCGCCGCCGACATCGGCGACGATGCCGAGGTTTCCGAGTACACCACCGACCGCAAGGCCGCATCGATCTCGGTGCCGGCGCACATGCAGGCCAGCGACGGCGCACTCACCCGCGCCGCCGCTGCCTACGGGTTGGAGGTGAGGGCGAAGTGAAAGCTGCTCGCCGACCGGCTGATCCGGCGAACCTGCTCGCCGACTTCTACGAGTCGATCATCCCGACTCTGCCTGATCCGATCGCATGCACAGTCGGACTCGGATTGCTCGACGACTGGAAACCGGCGATGCCTCCGCACGTCGGAGTCTTCGACGACAGCGGACCCGGGCGGTGGCCGATCTCCACCAGACCGATCCTCCGCGTCACCGTGTGGGCGATCGACCGCCCGAGCGCACGAGATCTCGCAGGATTGTGCATGGGCCTCGCGCTCGCGCACAAAGTCACCGGTATCGCGAATGTTCGTGAGCCGTCCGGGGTCCTCGACGCTGTCGACCCGAAGAACCGGGGCCTGATGGCTTCGTTCACCTTGCGGACCACCGTCCGCACCCTCCCGCTCTAACCCGCCACCACTGTGGCCCGAACCCCTGAAAGGGGTGTTTTGTCATGCCTCCAGTAACCAATGCTGAAGCCTCGCACATCTGGGACGAAGCCGAGGTCTACGTCATCGAGAAGTCCGACCTCATCGCCGCCGGAATCGACATCGAGTCCCTCGTCCCCGAGACGATCGACGCCGAACTCGACCCGCGATGGATCGAAGGATTCGTCGGACTGCTCGACGCGGCCGCCGGCATCCCCATCACCCCGGCCATCGAGATCACGCACTACGACGCGTTCGGCCGCGCACGGTACCGCAGCAAGTCCAAGAAGGGCACGGTCACGACCGGCTTCACCGCCTTCGAGGACAACGACGTCACGCGCAAGTTCGTGCTCCCCGGATCCCGCAAGGGCAAGGTCGGCGCGCCGCGCACGATGCACTTCTACACCTGCTACGTCACCCGTGACGAGGACATCGCCACGCGCATCCTCATCTCCACCGAGCCCGCACTCTTCGAACTGTCCAGCCACAGCGGCATGGTCGAAGGCGAGCAGGAGGCGTATGAGATCACCGCGCACCACGCCAACGACAACGAGAACGACGTGTTCTTCCTCGTCGACGAGAACACCGTGCCGGACGATCTCACGATCACCACGACCTCGCTGCCCGCGGGCGTCGTCGGCACGCCGTACTTGCAGACCCTCGGCGCCGTCGGCGGCAGCGGGGCGAAGACGTGGTCCAAGACCGGCACCCTTCCCGCCGGTCTGACGCTGTCGAACGTCGGTGTGCTCTCCGGTACCCCGACAGCGGCAGGTGCCCCGTCGATCACCTTCACGGTCACCGACGCGGCATCGCCGACGCCGAACACCGTCAGCAAGGCGCTCACGGTCACCGTCACCGCCTGATGAACCCCGACCGCCCGCCGGTGTGCAGCCCGGCGGGCGGTCGGTCTCACCTACCGCTGCACAACCCTTTCTGCACAAAGGAGTTCGCCATGGCAACGCACATCTGGCCACACCGTGACCGAGGCCTGTACTTCATCGCCTACCGACTGTTCACCCGCAAGGCCGGGGTGAAACTCGACAGCAGCGGCAACGGCTGGCTACTGACCGTCGGGCTGCTCACATTCGGGATCGGAATCGGATGGCTCGCGTGACACGCCGCGTCCCGTCCATGGCCGAGCGCGAAGAGGCTGCGATCCGGCTCGGCAAGCTCAAGCCCGGCGAGAAGATGTCGCCGCAACTGCAAACGCAGATGGCCGCCATCGTGCAGAAGGCGCACGACCTCGACGCCGCCGACGCCGCAGCCGAGATCAAGTCCGCCGACTTTGCCACCCCCATCGTCACCACCTACGACGCCCTGATCGAGGGCGGACTTCCCGAACATGCTGCCGCACGAGTGGTAGCCGCCATCGCGCCAGCTGTCTGGCGCACCAACCAAGGAGCTGCACATGCCCGCAATCGATGACTTCGAAGACCCTGACAACTCCGTGAACACCGAACCGGAGATCGTCGATGGGCCCACTGACGACGAGATCGCAGCAGCCCGAATGATTCTCGCGCAGGCTGGTCTGTCCGACCCTGATGTGGCTGAGATCCCCGCTGACGCACTCTCGGATGAGGACGAGGGACAGCCCGACGCCGAGTACGACGAGATCCAGCGGGTGGACAAGGCTGCTCTCGAAGCAGTGCAGGACGCGAAAAAGTCCGAAGGGAACCGCGAGCAGCGGCGCGCCGCTGCGAAGATCCCGGATCACGCACCGAAGCCGCAGGACCGCCAGAAGAAAACCGATGCCCGCCGCGCCGAAGCGAACGACGATGCTGTCATCAAGCTCACGCTCTGGGGCGACGAGATCGAGATCGACCGCTCCACACTCAGTGAGCAGTGGGACTGGCAGCTCGGCATGATCGAGAAGAACACCCTGCAGATGGTCAAGGGCCTTCTCGGTGAGGGCAAGTTCGTGTGGTTCTGCATGCGCTCGAAGGCCGACGGCAAGTCGCCCCGGGAAGCTGCGAACGAACTGATGACGTTGTTCTCGCAAGAGGTCGGCACCGGTAGCGCGGGAAACTCCTAGGCCTCCTGGTTGCCCTGCGAGATCGGGGCGACGACATCGAGGCCGACCTCAAACGGTTCTACGGCGTCGACCTGCGTGACCTCTGGCGCCCTGGTGGTGGCGACTCACAGCTGACCTTGCGTCTGCTGTGGGTCTACATCCGCAGACTCCCGATGGACTCGGCACTGGCGATCGCCGACAACGGCGGCACCATGCCGTGGACACTCGCCGACCATCTGCTCGCCGACAACTGGCTGATCCATGCCCGGGTGAACGCGCCGAAGAGTAAGCGGCCCAAGGATCACCCACGCCGCGAGGACCGCAACAAGGCGATCCGAGCCCGCCGCGCCAGCCGCAAGGTCGGCACGTACGAACGGGCGAAGGCACGCAACAAAGCACTCCTCGCCAAGCGAGCGCACAACAACTAAATAGGAGGTCGACGTGGCTTCAATCGGCTGGGCAACCCTGCAAGTCATCCCCTCTATGCAGGGCGCAACCGGCCAGATGACCAACCAGATCGTCGGGCCGATGCGCACCGCCGGTCAGGCGGCCGGCCAGGCTGCAGGACAAGGCATCGCGGGCGGAATCGCTGGCGCCAGAGCACAGGTCGAGAAGGCTTCGGAGTCGCTGGCGAAGGCGACCGACAAAGTCGCCGACGCCACTGGCCGACGAGGCCTCGCCGAGAAGACCCTGCAGAAGCTCATCGACGACGGTGTCACCGACACCGTGCGGCTGGCGACAGCAACCGAACGACTGGAAGCTGCGAAGCGCAAAGAAGCCGCGGCGATGCGCGATGCCGACAAGGCCACACGCAATCTCTCCGAGGCGGAAGAGCGTGCAGCGAACGCGACGGACGACATCGCGGACTCCGCCGAGAGCGCGACACGCGGTCTCAAGGGACTGTTCTCCGGACTGGACTCGGGCACAAAGAAACTCGCTGGGTTCGCTGCCGGTGCAGCCGGGCTGGGCGGTGCCGTCGACCTCGGGATGAAGTCCCTCGAGAACGGCGCCACGTTCGACAAGATGGCTGCACAGATGGGTGCCACCGGCGACCTTGCCAAGGAATACGGCAAGGAAGCGGGATCGCTCTACGCGCAGGGCCTCGGCACTTCGATGGAAGATGCTGCGCTCGCGGTGCAGTCCGTCGCGGTCGCATTCCCTGTGGCCGGATTCGAAGGCGAGAAAGCGCTCGGCGAGATCTCCGCGTCGGCGATGAAGTTCTCGGACATCTTCGACACCGACGTCTCCGAGTCGGTGCAGTCCGCTGCGCAGTTGGTCAACAACGGTCTCGCGAAGGACTCCACCGAAGCGTTCGACCTGATGACCACAGCGGCGCAGCGAGTCGGCCCTGCGATGCGCGAAGAGCTGCCCGAGCTGATGGGCGAGTACGGCACATTCTTCTCCTCGCTCGGGTTCAACGGCCAAGAGGCCTTCGGCATGCTGGTGAACGCATCCGCCGAGGGCGCCATCGCCATGGACAAAGTCGGTGACGCACTCAAAGAGACCGGCATCAAGGCCTCCGACCTCGGAGACCAGGGGGCGCAGGACGCCCTCAAAGGGCTGGGCTTGGACGCACAGCTGGTCGCCAACGATCTGCTGATTGGCGGCGAGCAAGGCAAGTACGCATTCCAGCAAATGGTGGATGGGCTGCTCTCCGTCGAGGATCCGGCCAAGCAAGCTGAGGCAGCGATCGCACTCTTCGGCACCCCGCTCGAAGATCTCAACAAGGCAGAGATCCCGGCATTCCTCGAAGCCATGGGCGGCGCAGGCGATTCGATGATCGGATTCGAGGGCAGCCTCGAATCTGCCTCGGAGACCATGAATCAAGGTCCGCTCGCCGCGATGCAGAGCTTCGGTCGTGGCCTCGAAGAGAACGTCACTTCGATGCTCGGCGACAACGTGATGCCGATCCTCGGCCAATTCACAGGCATGCTCGACGAGAACGAAGGCTCGATGCTCGGCGCCATCGCCGGAATGACCGGTATGGGCGGCGCTGTTGCTGGATTCGAAACGGCCAAGGGCACATTCGATTCCGTCAAAGAGGGCGCTATGGGCCTCAAGGATGGATTCGTTTCCGCGAAGGACACAGCTGTCGGACTCGCAGACAACGTCAAGAAGGGCGTGTCGGCAGTCAAGGACTTCGACGTCGCGTCGAAACTGTCCTCTGCTACAACGAAAATCTGGTCTGGAGGACATGGGTCTTCCCGAGTCCGCTGCTGTGATCGGTGAAGCGACTGCCCTCGTGGAAGTCGGGGATCCGCTCAAGATGTACGCCAACGCGGGACTGCCTGCATCGCTGCTGCTTCCGCACGACGCTGTCGGATCCAACGGCACTTCGACCGGACTACTTCAGCAGCAGGATTTCCCGGAGTGGGGAACGCTCGAGCAACGGATGAATCCGTTCGAGAGCGCGAAGATGTTTTACGAGAAGTTCCCACAGAACTGGGAAACGATGGACCCCGGTGCTGTTGCACAAGCTGTGCAGCGCAGTGCGTTTCCGTCGAAGTACGCGGACATGATGGGCCGCGGTAAAGAGTTGGTGGACAACACCTCTCTGTACGACACGGGCGGCTGGCTGATGCCAGGAGAGTTCGGGTTCAACGGTCTCAACGAGCCCGAACCCGTACTCAAGAACGCGCACTGGAAGATCGCCGAATCCAACATCTCCAAGGTTGACGAACTCGTCGGCGCTGGTGTCGGTGGCGGTCCTCGGGTGCAGATCGTCAATAACAACAACCAAGTGATCGCTGACCAGGACTCCTGGCAGCGCGATCAGGCGAGCCGTCAGCGGACCGCCATCATGCGTTACGGAGGCTGACGTGGCAGATATTTGGATCGTCGGCGCGAACGGTCACCGCCTCGATGTCGCAGGACGCAACGCCGGCCGCCAGGGAATCACCCTGGCGGCCGGTCAGGTTCAAGGCATATACGGCGCACCGATCAGTAGCGAATGGAAGCGCGCCGCTCGCCAACGGGGTGGTTCCTACAAGAACCGCACGTACCCCTGGCGAGACTTGGCTCTCGGATTCCACCTCTTCGGCGACGAAGGCGTCATGGACATCGAGCAGCTCGACGGGCTGATGGATCAGATGATCACCGACGCCCCCGACGAGTACGACAAGGACGAGCAGCTCGCTCGTATCGTCATCAAGTCCAAACGCGACATTCGGCGCCTGTTCATCCAGAGGTACGAGGACACCGACCTCGCACCGGAATTCGATCCGACGCTCGAAGAAGAGCAGTACCTGAACCCGATCTACAAGGTCCGGTCTGCTCAACCGTTCTGGGAAGGACGAACGAAGGTCACCCATTTCGAGGCGACGACGACCGCGGCGACCGGGTTCATCGAAGTGGCGAATCCGACACCGGTCACGATGATGCAAACCTGGGTGCTCACCCGGGCTCAGTGGAACATCCCCGATACATCGTGGAGCGGGCCGAAAGGCAAGCGGATACCGGGCGGGAAGTTCCCGAACCGGATCGTGCCGTTGCTGCCGATCGACTCCGTCCATGCCGGAGCGCGCATCAACTACGACCCGATGAAGCTGATGCTCGAATCCTGGTCGGGAACAAACCTGCTGGGCGAGAACGGCGGCCGCGAGTACTTCATGCACAAGATTCCGCCCTACACCCCGCGCACGGAACTGCCCATCAGTTACACCGGCGCACCCGCCGGAGGTGCCCGTGCCGAGCTGCATCAACCGCGTCTGTGGCCTAAACCGTGGGGAGGTGAACTCTTGTGAGTGTCGACTTCGGACTGAGCCTCAAAGAGCAGTGCGAGGCGATCTGGGAGGCGACCGAGCAGCGGCAGTGGGAACTGGACCGGGAACGCCGCACCGCGCCTGTGGTGCGGTTGTGGACTGGCGCAAACGCGGACCTGGTGCACATCGTCGAATGCGAGGACGAGGCCTCGTGGGAAGACCCCGACTGCGACACCGGCGTCGGCACCCTGAAGATCGACTTCTCGATGCCACAAGCGCAGTGGCTCAACGACATGTACGGCCGCATCCAACGAGGCGAGAAACGAAACGTCATCGTCTCGGTCGACTACATGGGCGACCGATGGTCCGGGCTCCTCGAGGAAACCGACGTGCAGACCGACGAACTCGGTCACTCGGTTCTCACCGCGACGTTCCTCTCGGACTTCGAGCAACTGAAGACGAAACTGCTCTGGGCAACTCCGGTCATGCCGGCCGCGTTCCAGCCGATCAAGGTGTTCGGCCTCGCGGGACCGTCGCCATGGGTGCTGCTCGGCGCGCTGCACATCAACTTGTGCCGCGAGAACAACCCGATCCTCACCTTCCCCGACGACCCGCTCAAGCCATCGTCGTGGTGGGAAGGCTTCGACATGTCCACCTGGACTGTCGTCGTCAAGCCCGGCAGCTTCATGGAATGGCTCGCCACCGGTGTTCCGTGGGCAAGGCTCACATCCCGATTCAAGTACTGGCACGAAGCGGCACAAGCGATCCTCGCCGATTCTGAGCTGTCGCTGCAATGGCGCCGCTGGTTCACCGGCGACCCGCTGCCGTGGCCGGGCGCGAAGCTGCGTCACGGCGTACTCGTGGTGTGGATCGAAGACAAGTCCGGAGTGCACGCCGGAACCGCAAACGGCGGAACATGGTTCGACGGACTCCTGCGCGCCATCCGTTCCTACACCGAGGATTTCGTCGAGAACATCGAAGAGACCATCACGGACATGCCGGTGGTCGGCGACTACCGGATCCCAGGCAAGCGGCTCACCGATCCTCGTGTGCCGTACGTGTACTACCCGCCCGACAGTCCAGGTGTCCTGCGGTCGAGTTTCAAACAGCGACCAGCGCGTGCCGTGCAGCTCGTCACCGGCGGTCACTCGATGCCCGGCGTGAACGAAACCATGGGCGCACTCGTGCAAGGGATATTCGACGTCGTCGGAAATCTGTTGCAGTTCGGAAGCATCGGCGGATCCGTTGACCGAATTCTCGCCCCATTCTACGAAAATACTGTGCTCGCCTGGATCGCTGTCAAACTCTTGCGGCGCGCTCAAGTCTCGGGCGACTTCCGGTACTTCGAGTTCTTCATCGCCTCGGGCGGCAAGGCGTACACCCTCGATTCCCTTGCGGTGCTTCGCGCCGGTGCATTCGAGACGCGCACGATCTTCTCCGGCGAAATGGAAATCGCCGACGCCGCACCGTATGTCATCGGTGCACCCGGCATCGGTCACTTCGGCAAGGGCGATCGCGTCGTCACCCGGATACCGGGCGACATCACCCAACGCATGCACGTCGAGCGAGTCTCGAAGAAAACCCTCTCGTGGGGCGTGGACCGTGCAGCAGAGTTCGCCATCACGCTCGGCGGCGAAAAGCTGCAACAAGATCCGATCCTGCGCCTGATGGCCGAGATCGCCAACGGCAAATCCGAACTCAAAGAACTGGGAGTCATGGGATGAAGAACGACGAGATACCGCAGCGCGAGAGCTGCAACCTCGACGATCCCGAAGAGATGTTCTGGTGGATGTTCGTCTCGATGCCCGAACTTCGCGGCGCGCTGGCGATGCTGCCGTTCGTCTACTACCGCCTGATGTCCAAGCGACTGCACGATCTCGGTGCTCGGCTCAAGTGCGACGAGTGCGGACACATGGCCGAACCGACGCTGAAGTTGCGGCTACCGCAGACCGAGGAGCACTGGATGACAGGCCTCGGCAAGTGGGTCCCGATCGACGAACCCGACCCGCCCCGCACCGAGGCGATCGACCTCGTGCGCGAGATGCCCAAAGAGCTACGCGACCAACTCACCAACGCCCTCGACGCTGTCAAGAGCGAGGGCACCGCAAACCCGATTGTCCAGAAAGAGAGCGACCAATGACACTCACCGCACCGGCATTCAATGCCCGCTTCATGCTCAGCAATTCGCGATCGAGTCGCTTCGGCGCCTCGGTCACCAACGCGTACTGGCATACCGAGGAAGGCAACGCCTCGGCTGTTCAACTCGCCGGGTTCTGTGGCAACCCCGCGAACAACGCGAGCTATCACGACATCGTCCGCGATGGCATCGTCTGCCACGTCGTCGACGACGACTACGCATCCTGGTCGGTGCTCAACGCGAACCCGTCTTCGTACAACCTGTGCTTCGCCGGATCTCGCGCAGCATGGACCGAGGCACAGTGGATGGCACGCGCCGACGACATCCGTGTAGCCGTCTGGCTCACCCTCGAAGTCTGCCGACGCAAGGGCACCATAGCCACCGAGATCCTCGCCGAGGGCGGGGGACGGTACCGGCGCGGATCCGGTATCGCCGACCACGCCTACGTCACCAAGGTTCTCGGCATCGGAAATCACACCGACCTCGGTCTCGGATTCCCGTGGTGGTTCGCCAAGCAGATCCTCGCCGAGTACCTCGCACCGGAACCGGTCAAGCCGGTCGTACTCAACGCGATCGACGAGGAGTACAAGCGCATTGGCGCTGAGGGCTCCTGGCTCGGGAAGCGGATCACGCAAGGTGAAAGTGACTGCCGCACCCGGGGTGGCAAGTTCGCCGAATTCGAGAACGGCTCGATCTACTGGTCACCTGAGACCGGCGCGAAGGCAATCCCCACGCTGCTACTCGGCGCCTACGCAAACCGTGACTACGAGAACGGACCACTCGGCTACCCGATCGGTGACCACACCGTCCTCACCGGACCGGATGGCAACGCGTGGGGCGACGTTCAAGGATTCGAAGGCGGACCGCTCTACCGCAAGTACGGACAGACCGGGTACCGAGTCCACGGCCTGATCCTCGCGACGTGGCGGCGAGCCGACTTCGAGAACGGTGAACTCGGCTGGCCCACCTCCGACGAGATCGCTCTCGCCAACGGCGACATCGTCCAGCACTTCGAACGTGGCGACGTCTTCTACTCGCCTACAGGGACCGTTGCCCTGCGCCCGCAGGACGGACCCGACCAGCACTTCCCAATCGCCCACTGACAGGAGCACTTTGACATGAGCAAGTTCATTACATCCAAGTTCTGGGCCGACACCGCCGAACGAACTGTCGCCACCGCAGCGCAGACCGCATTGGCGACGATCGGTGCCGGCGCGCTCGGATTTCCAGGCGTCGACTGGGCGAGTGTCGCATCGATCTCCGGGCTCGCTGCCGTCCTGAGCGTTCTGAAGGCTCTCGCCGCAGGCACCAAGGGCGATCCCGAATCCGCCAGTTTCATCGGCTGAGCGCGTGACGTGGCTGCAAGAGTGGTACGACACGATCGGCGTCAGCACCTTCCTGCTTGCAATCATCGCGTGGCTGATCGGCCGGCGGAAAGGTAAGGCCGACATCGGGAAGATCGATTCCGAGTCAGGGAAGATCGGCGTAGAAGCGGCGCAGATCATCGCACAGACCGCAACCGATCTACTGGTTCCACTATCGGAGCGTGTGGGCAAACTCGAAGCGCGGATCGATGTTCTCGAAGCGGAGAACGAGCACAAGACGAAACTGCTCGACTCCGCGATCCGGTTCATTCGAGAACTGTTGCTGTGGATCGAGAATCACGCACCGGGACGCCCACCCCCGACGATTCCTCCAGATCTGGAAAGCGAGCTGCAGAGATGACGTCACCTGACCCGACCCGGCCGTATCCGTCTGGAATGCTCGACGGACTCGGCGGAATTGCGGAGTGGGCGAACAAGACTCGCGCTGAGTACGAGAGCGAGATCCTTGGCGGTGTCACCGAGTCGACGAAGAAGATCAAGCTGTTCGGTGGGGGCGTAGCCGATACTCAAACCGAGTTGGCCGGGCTGCAGTCGCGGACCCAGAAACTCGAAGGTGTCATCGGTTATGCCCATGCCTACGCGAACGGTGGTACCTCACTCTCGCTCGGCTCGGTGAAGTATCCGATGTCAAATCAGATCGGACCTGTCGTGGGCGCAACCATGACCAACGGATCGTTCATCCTCGGATCCAAAGGGTTGTGGGTAGCCGACGGTCAAGCGACCTTCGATTTCCTGAACATCGGCGTGAAGAAAATCAGCTTGACGTTGAAAGTGTATGCGCCCAACGGTTCTGAGCACTTCAAGCGCACGTCCATATTCGATACCGGGGAGCAGAACACGCGAGCCGTGCATATGCCGTTCACGGTTCCGTCCGCGGGCTACTACGTCGAACTGTGGGTCAATGCCGCGATCGGTCGGGGTGTGTTCGGCGGTAGCGAATGGAATGGCCTGTCGGTCAGCAAGATCAGTACCGAAGAGAACTAGGAGGCAACTGTGACCACAACTCTGGTCGACGACCCGGAATATCCTCCGATCGACTACTTCCGCGGCTGGCCGCCGATCGAGGTGCGCACTGATGTTGAGTGGCACTATCTCGCGTGCCTCACGATCGCCGAGAGCGGAATCTACGACGGCGATGTCGACGCCATGGTGCTCGCTCTCAAGTCCAGTGCAGCGCGAGAGCAGGCCTACCGCGACGAGATCATCGCCGGGTGGCGCGCAATCGAAGAGGAAGCGCATGCCATGAACGACGCCGTCGACGCAGAGGAGGCAAGCCCGTGATCGGTTGGGAACCACTCCGCGACATCATGAGCATCACCAACGGTGATTTGATCTTCTCCCGCACCCGTGACGAAGGACCGATCCCCGCCAATACGGTCATCGAGATCATCTGGGACGACGGCCCGACATGGCCCGCCACCTCGATCGTCGGAAACAAGGTGAGTTGGCGCATCGAATCAGCCGAACTCGCCGACATCGACAGTGGCGACACGTTCACCATCTGGGTCCGATACCCCAACGGCGACACCGAAACCGCCGACGACTAC